CCTGCCACTATTTTCCCCTCCGCATAGCGAATCCACTCGGCATAGTTGGCGGGCGATACTTTGGCCAGCCTCTGACGCCTCCAATTTGGGATGTAAGCGCAACCGCGCGCTCCTGTATAAGCGCGATATACAGGAGCAACCACTGGCGCCCCGCGCGCGGACGGCGCCAGTGTCGCCGCCATGCTCGGCATGGACCGCTCCACCGGCGCCCCGCTCGACGGCGACGCGCATCTGGCTCAGTCGATCGGCGATATCCTGACCACGCCGGTCGGTACCCGCGTCATGCTGCGCGACTATGGATCGATGCTGTTCGAGCTGATCGACCGCCCGATCAATGCCGCCACCCGCCTGCTGCTGCTCGCCGCCTCGGCCGACGCCATTGCGCGCTGGGAACCGCGCATCCGCCTGACCCGCGTCAACTTTTCGACCACCGGCGCCGATGGCCGCGTCGCGCTCGATATCGAGGGATATCGAACCGACCGCCCCGCCGGCGCG